AAATGATGTAATCGGTTTACAAGATCTCTATTTGCAATTAGATACGTTTAATGTGCAAATGATCGTTGATGATATTTCTTCTGGATCCGATCCTTCTGGTTCTACATATAAGAGTTCATCAAGTTACATTGATGTCAACAGCAATCCATATTAATACTAATTCTTGTAAGAAAAACAAATGCCGAAGAATAGAATAAAAATTCAACACTTACTGGGAAATCAGTTACCATCTTATATAAGAGATGAGTTTCCTTTAATTGATGAATTTTTCTCGCAGTATTATGCTGGATTAGAATTTCAGGGTGGTGTAATAGACCTGATAAAAAATATTGACTCTTATATAAAATTAAATGAAAATGCTAATACTATAAATGAAGTAGCATTAGCCAGTGATATTGATTTAACTCAAGATTATATCGATGTTGAAAGCACTGCTGGATTTCCAGATTCTTTAGGGATTCTTCAAATTGACGATGAAATTATAATATATCAGGCAAAAACTGATACTAGGTTTTTATTCTGTCTTAGAGGGTTTATTGGGGTAACCTCTTATGAAACTGATAATAATTCAGAAGAAGCTCAATTTTCAGATTCTGAAGCAGCAACTCATGCATTTTTAACTCCTGTTAAAAATCTCAGTGTTTTATTTTTACAAGAATTTTTAAAGAAGTTAAAAGGTCAGATTTTACCCGGACTTCAGACAGAAAATTTAACTAGTGGTTTAAATCAGGCATCATTTGCAAGACATTCTAAAGATTTATATTCTGCAAGGGGAACTGAGTCATCCTTCAAAATATTATTTAAAGCATTATACAATGATAATATTGAAATAATAAGACCTCAAGATTTTTTAATTAATCCATCAGATGCACGATTCCAACTTACTAGGGATTTAATTGTTGAGCCATTTGAGGGAGATCCAGAGAACTTAGTAAATGCCACTTTGTTTCAAGATGCTACTTTCTTCACTGAAAAAGCATATGCTCCTATTTCAAATGTCGAAAAAATTTCTGTGGGAATTCTCACAGATGCATATTATAGAGTAAGTATTGATTCAGCATATAGTTCATATGATGGCACTGGTGAATTACTATCTGGAGTATTTACTCCTCATGCTAAGACAATTGCTATTGATTCTGTTGGTGTGGGTCAAACTTACATCGATGTCGATTCTACAATAGGATTTCCTCAATTTGGATCACTTTTGGTCAAATACGAAGATGGAACAACTGGTATTATAACTTATTCT